TGTAATGTGCCATCTGAATATATGTTATCTCCAACTTGTCCAAAATTTGCTGGCATTGTCGCTTCTGACTCTAGATCACGAAACTCTTTCATAGACTCTGGATATCCTAATCCACGTATCCATTTTTGTATTGCCATATAGTTTTTAAGATCTTCATCAACTAGAAACTGTAGATTTAAATCACCAAATTGAATTTTGTCACCGGGAACATCAATATTTTTCAACCAACTTGGTTGTTCTGCAATACCTAAAGTAATGTCTGGAACATTTGCTTGATTACAAAAAAACGAAACACTCTTTGCTCTCTCTAGGGTAAATTTAAACCCAGTAGGTGCAAGAAAGTTTCGATTTTCTATTGGTGTGGCTCTTCCAGTTGTATATTCGGGCATTATTCAGTGACTACAGTTGCATTAGCAAACCATTTTGGTTGATATGTTACACCTTGAGGACTAGTAACAGTTGTTGCTTTAATAGCATCAGCGTCTGCTTTACTAGAAAATTGTTTCCTACTTGCGTAATCATCTGTCCATGAATTATCACCTTTCCAATAAACATCACCAGTATTTACTTTACTTGGTGTTTTAACGTGATAGGGCATTTTATTAATACAGGTTTTAATTATTTATAATACGACATAAAAAAAGATCCCCTACAAGAGAGGATCTTTGAAAAATATAAGCATCTTGCTTACATTAGGTTCTTAACTGCAACACGTCTATAGTAACGGTTTGAGTTAACTCCAAGACGACCACCACCCGGAGGGTTAGTGTCAGTTGCCTTACCTTCGGCAAATGGGTTCGCTACGATTCCGTAACGAGTCTTGAATCCGATTTTTGGTTGGAAAGTATTTTCTCCAACTGCTCTTACCATCTGTAATGGAACGTAAGGACAGTAGAATATACCTGCGTCATAAGGTGAAGTACCTTTGTAACCTACAACGTAATACTGATTACCACCTGTTGGGGCACCATTAGTAGCAGTTAGGTTAGCAGAATATGGGTCAATGTAGACTCTATACTTACCTTGTAGAACACCAGCAAATGTATTACCTGTGTCATCTACATTTAAGTTTGCATTTAATGCAGGAGTGTAGTCAAGTACACCAGCCATGGTTAGTGCAGAAGCAACGTCTGCTGAACACATGATGATGTTACCCTTTCCGCGACGAGTTCTTTGTGCGATTGCGTTCGCATCTCTCTCGATTTGGAATAGAAGTCCTTTGAACTTCTCAACTGACCATCTACCGTTTGAGTCGATATCTAAGTCGAATACACCTGCTTGTGCAACGTTTTGTACAGCACCTTGCTCTGCAACCTTATAGATTGTTCTGATAACTTCTCTGTTAATTTCAGCAAGTATCTCAGTTGAAAGGATGTTTGCAAGTTCTGCCTCTGCGTTCAATCCGTGGATTGCTTTCAAGTCTTGAGCAAGTTCTAGACTGTACTCTGCCTTTAACGCACGAGACTTCGCTGTAACAGTGACTTTCTCGATTGAGAATGCCATCTGGTTAAACGCTTGATCTCCTGTGTTTAACTTTTCAGCAGTGTCAGTATTCATTCCCTGACCTACGTTGTAGGCAGTAGATGTAGCAGAACCGACTGGGTTAAGAACAGCAGGGTTTGTACCACTCTGTGGCCCTGTTGTACCCATACCAGCAGCACCATCAGATTCTGTTGATGTACCACCTTTGTTGGTACCTGAGAATGCTGAGTCTACTTCATCGAAGAATGTCTCACTTCCGTTGAGAGCACTGTAACGAGATCTCATTGCAAAGATTAACCCTGTTGGGCCACTCATTGGTTGTACACCAGCAAGATCGTATGCCACCAAGTTAGGCATTGAACGACGAATCAAGCTGATTAGTACTGGATCGAAACCTGCAAGTGTTTGGTTACCACCAGACTGATATCCAGTGTTACCAACTGACATAGTTGGTTGCTCAGTTAGGAATGAACCTGACTGATCAAATGCTTGCTGATCTCTTAAAAACTTTTCTTGGTTTTCTAACAGGACTGCGGTAACCGCTTTACGATGATTATCTTTGATTGGATCAAGACCATCATACTCTAGAAGAGGCTTCCACTTTTCCTGCAATTGTTCTGTTTGGAACATTTGCTTTTTACCTATAAAGATTAGTGTTTAGTTTGAATTAATATTAAATTCAGTTATTTAAATCTAGAAAGTGTATTCATATAAGCAGCCATTGAACCAGTGACATCATCACCAGCATGGTCTACTCCTTCTGAAAGAGTTTCTGATTTAGATGAAGTAGTAGGTTTTGAAGTGAAATAAGATTCCTTCAGTGTCTCTAACTTCTCACGATATGTTTCTTCACTATCAAACTCTACACTTTCTGCAAGTGAAGCGAGCTTCTCTTTCTGAGTGGACGCTAATCCTTCAGAAACATCTGTGAGTATGCCATCAGCAACAGACTCTCCGAGTCTCTTGTTTAATCCGATGTTCTTCTCAATCTGCTCATTGAGTTTGGTCTCCATGTCATCAAGTTTTTCTACCATAGATTCAAGTACATCATATTTGTCGTCAGGAATAGTTACATAATGTTCTTCAAAAAGACCTTTCATTCCCGCTAGGAATGATTCTGTAAGTTCAGTCTTAAGTCCGTGCTCTACTGCGAGTTGGTTTTCAGTCATCCACTCTTCAGATACGTACTCAAGATATGAATCAACACGCTCAGAAAGTTCTTCTTTTGCTTTAGCAACTTCTTCCTCAATAATTTCTGCGTGTGCTGCTTCGATTTCTGCTCTTGCTTCTGCGACACGAGAAGTAACAGCAGCCTCAAAGATTGTCTTAGCTTTTGCCTTGAACTCTTCACTGAGTTCTTCTCCGCCAAGTAGAGCGTTGACATCATCTTCGATGTCTGGAATTGGAGTTTCTTCTACAGTCTCTTCCTCTGCTACTACTTCATCAGTAGTCTCTTCGGTTTCAGCGACGATTTCTTGTTGATCTTCAGTCTCAACAGTTTCTTCTTCTTTCATGCCTTTCATTGGTTCTGCAGGTTTTGCTCCTTTAGTAACTACGTCTTTAACTTTTTTAAGAGTAGAACCCGGTTCCTTCAGCTTTGCTGAATCGTTATCTGGTTTGTAATTATCAGGTGTAGGGCCTCCGAGATCCTCAACGCTTCCTAGTTGAGTTCCGGGATCTGCCATTGTTGGCATGGAATCTGCAGGTTTAGCGTTGGCATTCACGGCAGTCTTGGACTGTTTTATTCCAGATGCTACATCCATTTCTTGTAATTGTTTGCCACTAGACATTGGGTTTGTTCTCCGTTTTCCGTAATTAAACTTATTTTTATTTAGAAGTTTTATATATTTGATAAGAAATCGTTAAATAAGTCTAACTTTTTCTCGTCAAGTTGTTTTTGATCTACTAAGGTATTTATAGACTTATAAGTCTTAGTTGCGAACTTCTCACGCAATATACCTCCATCCCATATCCAGTCCTTTCCTTCCATGATTCCCTCAACGAATGCGTCAGGAGCAGAAGGATCAGCAACGATATCAGCAGCAGTTGCCAACATAAAGTCTTCGCCAACTACATTGTATCCCTCACGAGTTGGTTTTAATGAACCAATTCCACGAGAAGAAACACCAAGTTTTACACCTTCCTCAATCAATGAAGATGCAATTTTACCCATTGGTGTGCCAAGTATCTTTGCCTTACCAATGAAGTTTGAACCGTTTTCTTTTAGAGAAACGATTTTGTGTGATACACGATCAAGGTTTACAGTAGGGCCATCTGGATGTCCTAATTCACCAAGAGCACGTCCTGTTTGAACATGGTTCTCAGTGTAACGACCAACTTCTTTACGAAGAGTCTCCATCGGATACATTCTACCATTACGGTTTTTGATGTTACCTTGTAAGAAAACACCCTCGATATACATCGACTTTTTACCGTTGCGATTTTCAACGAGAAACTCGACTGATTCGATTTCTTCTCTTATAAGTTTCATCAGGCCTCCTGAGTAATTTGAATTTGTTGAATGTATGCTGTGCCAGTGCCAGATCCTGTTCCTATTGCAACTCTTACAACCTTAGACATCTGAGCATCCGAGAATGTTGATCCGGTAGATGCAAGAACTGTACCTTGCAAGTCTGCATCAACTGTAATACGAGTACTATTGTAACCACCTTGACCTAGATTACTATTAATACTAGTTACATATGCAGGTTGTGCAAATGTTCCAAGACCAGCAGTTGGCCCGAAACTCAATTGGTTATTACCAAATACTTGAAGTTCAACTAGTTGACCAACATCAAATGGTGATCCAGTTCCTTCAGCAAAATCAATAGTAGTTTCACCATAACCTGTGGTTATACCAGTAACTCTATTTGATCTGACCTTACTAAGACTAAGTAATGCAGTTGTGTCTTGCGGAATATAGTAATCAGTAAGACCAGCAGTTGGTTCAGTTCCTATCGCAACATGACAATCAGAACCTTTAGCATGAATTCTCACTGCTGCAGATTCTTGTTTAAATGTAACGTATGTGCTCCCTGCACCTATTGCAAGAGAAACACCGGATCCAACTGGATTATGTACTGCCATTAGCTTATAGTCTCATTTAGTAGTTATTTATGCTGTTGGTACCTCACCTACAGCTGGAGTTTCAACTTCAGGTGGTTCTGGATTATAATCATCTTCAGGTTCAACTTCAGGTGCAGCATCTACTTCAGCTTGAGTAGGTGCGTTTGCTGAGTTAAATACACTATCAGCAACATTAGATCTAAATCCATCAATTTTATCTGCAGATTTTGCAAACA